AGATCAAATTCAATTTTATCCTCCGATTTATGATAAGATTCGTAACGTTGTTCATAGTCTAGTAAATAATCGTGACCTACATGATTATCAAAAGAAACTGCAAGAGCATCTTGAAGAATTGATGGGATTGCATCTCGATTTTTATCACCTTTCCCATCAGCAAGTTGGATAGATTCCATTAGTGCTAAGTAAATAGCACGATCACGACACCATTTTTCTGTGGTGTCGATTAACCAATTTTTTTCAGAGGAAACATCCTCCAAATTAGTAATAAGGTGTACAAGTTTTCTAAACTGTTCCTCATTTACATCATTTCTTTTTTCAACCTCAATACAAAGAACTTCTTTTGTTGGTAGATTATTATATTCAAGAACAAATTTAGAAATTTCTTCAAATACAATTTTTTGCTCTAGATCTTCAAAATATTCGTCCTTAATGAATGGTAAAACTTTTCTTAAATAGTCTTCATCGTGTATAAGGTTTCTAAGAATTAGAAACTCAATCTTTTCCATTAATTATTATGCTCCGTAACTAAAATTACCCTTAGCAATCACATCAAGTTGTTGCATTACTTCTTCAGTAAAATACTTTTCGGGATTTTTAAGAATTTCTTTGGCGTAAATTTTCTTACCATCCATTTCATAACGACCTGCTACATTCTTCCAGAGTCCACCAAGTTCACCAAGTTCCAAAAGACCATAGTAACGATCAAGGCCGCGCTCATCATAATAAAGACGGACTTCCACATCTTGATTCTCCTTACTTAAACGCGATTTATGAGTCTTTGCTTTGATAATATTTCCAATGACTTCTGTTCCATCTTTCTCTTTCTTTTTACTGAGATATATGATAGTAGAAGCGGCGTACTTAAGACCACTACCACCACCCATTTCCTTTGTAGGAACATATGCACCAATAACATCATAAGTGTGATTAGTAACTAACATTGGAATTTTTGCCTGACCCAGTTTGAGAGTCAACATACGGAAGGCACCTTTAATCAGTTGAGATTTAGTCATGTCCCGAACTTCTTTATCATTCAGAGCATCATTAATCTCTTTACTAGTTGAAAGCATACCCAGAGAGTCTAGCACAAACATACAAGGACTGCGTTCTCCTTCAGGTTTTTTCATATAAAGGTCAACTGCTTTAAGTGCCTTAGTGCGGAACTCTTCTACGGTGACAACATTAACCACGACAAGCCTTGATGTGTCGATGCCGCGACTCTCCAAGAGAGATTTTGTAATGGCAGCTTCAGTATCAAAATACAGACAATATCCAGTAGGATTATTATCAAGAAAATTCTTAACCACGGCGAGAGAAAAGAAAGTCTTTCCAGTAGAACTTTCACCTGCGATTGCAGTAATCTTATTGCCAGATACACCACCAAATATACTGCCGGATACAAGAGCATTAAAAATGTACGAACCTGTGTCCACAAAAGTTTCGGTCTCATCAATCTCTGAAGCAAGTTGGGTGTATTCTCCACCAATTTCTTTTACAATATCTTTAAGAAAATCCATAATTACTTTTTATGTTCTTTGTATTTTAAATTAAATTTATAACTCCATAGTTTACCATAGAGTTGATTATTTTTGTTTTTAACCAACTCTATAATATACTCTAATTCTTTTTCCGTGATTGGCAATTCCATTATAGTATCAAACAAAGAAAGAATCAAGTGTTGTTTGTTTTTCGGAATTCCACCCAATAGCATTTAAAATTGTTTTAAGTGGTTCAAGAAATCCCTTTTCAAATTGAGTATCATAATCAACATAAGAATTTAATTTAAGTTCTTTTGGAAAATCTTGAATAAATGAAATCACATTTTCATAAATTGGATTTGGTTTTTTTAAATAACAAAATTTAATTTTTTCACCATTTTGAATAAGTGAATATTTTTTTGTAAGCTTCTTTTCTTTAATATGATGATTAAAAAGAAGTGCTCCACGAACTGCAATTGGAGTTCCTTTTTCATAAATGGAACTTGAGGACTTATATTTTACGACATCATTTACAGATCTTGGGAATGAAACTTCCTCTGGAGAAAATTTGTGAAAATCAATTCTGCATTTTTCAATAAACTTAATGATATCATCTTCAGTTCCACTCATCATCAATTTAAGAGCATCTTTAATCATCTTGCGACAAGGAGCGGGAGTAGAAGATTTAACTGCTTCGATTCCCATAATTTTAAGTTTTGGTTCAGTATAACGAACTCCTTCACTATCCCAGACATTCATAATATAACGCTTTTTGGCAGTCCAGATTCCACGGTCAGCAATATTCTCTCGCTTCATTTGCATCTTCTGCTCATAGGCATTCATATATTCCGCCAATTCTTGGTAGCAACCTTCAATATACTTTTCAAGTTCCACCTTAGCGATCTTATCAAGGAACGAGACAATGCTTTCAGTAGTTTTCTCTCTTCCCTTGTATACAGTTTCAACCAAAGGACCCATATGAAGATAAATGGAATCAGTATCAGAAGCAATGACATAATCAACATCCTGTGTCTTTAGAACCTTATTCATATACTTATTGAGTTTTCCCTCAATCCACCGAATAGCAACTTGTCCAGAAAGAGTAATTGCTTCAGCATTCTCAAGTTTGTAATAACGAAAATAGTTGTTACCAATAGCACCATAAGCAGAGTTTAGAGAAATTTTCTTTGCCATTTGGATGTTATTGCAGCGGGCAATTTCTTTTTCTAACTCTTTAGTCTTTTTCTTTTCGTATTGTTTCTTTGCTTCAATCATCTTCTCTTTAAAGATGACTCGCTCATTATACATTTTTTCCATCAGTTCAGGAAGGATTCCACGAACATCTTTTCGATACATTGCCCCATTAGGACATACTGCATAATCAGAATACATATCAAATGTAACTTCTTGATTGAGAATTTTATCTACAGATACATTTGGGCATCTTTCTTCTAAGAGTGTTTCTGGGGACACATTGAACTGCATAATCAAATGGGGATATAGACTATTCAAGTCAAAGTTTACAATCCAATCATAAACCCCAGGAATAGGTTCTTTTACATAAGCACCAGCATACTTATCATTTTTTTCTGTTCTATCTTTAGGTGGAATAACAATGTTTCTTTTCTTCAAATAATTGTAAATAATATTATCCCACATGCGAACTTGAAAGAATACATCACCGTAATTTACTTTGGCATCATATGCCATAGTAATAGCAAGTTCAATCAATTTCATTTTATCTTCTAGACGATCAACAAGTTCTACGTCAACTATGTTGTACTCTACAAACTTTTGCCAACCTTTGGTATAAAAATCCTTGAAGGTATCAAATTCAGAGTGATCAAGTTTTTTTTGTCCTAGTTCTACTTCTGCAATATAATCAAGGCGATATGATTCTTGTGCTTTATATGTAAACTTCTTATAGAGATCCAAGTAATCCAATTGAGTAACACCGCCAACATCCATACAAATTTGTTGGCGGTTATTTATCCAGACTTCCTCTTGCGAAACCAATCCCCAAGGTGAAAAACTTTTTGCTCTTTTTTCACCAAGGACTTTTGAAAGACGACCGCAAATATATGGGATATCGAAGAACTGAATATTCCATCCAGTAACAACCTCAGGCATATTATTATCCCAATAATAAAGAAATGCATTTAATAATGCATATTCAGAATCGCATTGAATATATTTAACATTACTTTGAGTATTATTAAAAGGTTTTGTTCCCCAAGTAATAATTTTTTTAGTCGAATAATCTTGAATTGTAATTAAAAGAATTTCCTCATCGCAAGACTTTGGATCAGGAAACCCATTTTCTGAGGTGGTCTCAATATCAAGAGTAACTAATTTAATTTTAGTAATATCAAACTTAATTTCATCTTCTGGATATTTGTCCGAAATATATTGATAAACGTATCTATCGTTACCATAAATCTTAAAATTTTCTACACCATCATATTTTTTATAAAACTCACGGCAATCCCTAACAGTTCCAGGATGCACTGATTCAACATATTCATTTTCTAAAGTTTTATATTTTGATGGTTTATTAGATTTTACAAAAAGAGTAGGTGAGTACTCTTCTTTAAACATAACATGTTCACCATTTTCATAACCGCGAACGAGAAATTTATTCCCGATCATTTGAACGTTAGTATAAAATCGCATTATTTAATAAGATTTTGATATTTTTCAAGGAGTGTTGGTTTTGGATCTACAATGGTCAAAATTTTATCCGAACTTATCATAAAAGTATCTTGGGAAGTAAAGTCAGAATTCCAAGATTCTAAGTATACTTCACCATTCGCTGACTTCCTTAATTCAAAAGGTTTAACCAATTTACAATCAGGTTCTCCCAATTCAGAAGAAACTTCTTCTACTTGACTTATCAAGATTATATTGTCAATTAACAATAATACTTTAAAATTATTCATCGGCAAGTTTTGCATCCTTCATCAGTATCTTCTTTTCTATTCATACCTTCATTCCATTCTTTAGATGCATTTAGAACATTTTCTTCATACATCTCATATAACATATCGACAGGATCTACAAATGTCATTACCCAGTCAGAGACAATTGGAATTTCATATCCTTTTGCCATTGGAATCCAAGGAAACAAACTAATATCAAAAGCTGTTTTATCTATTTTCTTTTTAGGTCTCCTTTCATTTTTATTGGAAGGATTAGGTTCATTTGGATTCATCATGTGAACAATGCAGGCTTTGTAAAAGTAATATCCTAATACTTTTCCATCAGACTCCATTTCCTTAATATCAGCAATAATCTGTTCTCCAGATTTCATTATTGCAAGTTTTACTGCCATAAAATCTCCATTTTTAAATATTATACCAACAAAAAAAGGGAGTGTCAACTGATCTTGGCCAGTTACTCCCTTGTAAAAAGCGACGACGATATCCGATTCTATTTATAGATAATCTTTACGGGCATGATGTTCTGGAACTACTTTTCCAAGAACAACAGTTAGCAATCCATCCTCAAAGGTGACATCCCGTACTTCGGTGTCATCCGATAAGGTCCATACTCTTTTGAAAGATCGTTGAGCCAATCCCTTATGGACGTAATGGGTATCAGTCTCTTTATCCTCCTTTTGCCCTTCGACAAAAAGTTTCCCATACTCTGTGTATACATAAACTTCTCCCTTTTTAAACCCAGCAAGTGCAATTTCTAAACGTGATTCTACGTTACTTACTTGAACAAGATTATATGGTGGATAGTTTGTAGTTGTTTCGTGAAGATTAAATAGACGATCAAAATATTCATCCATTCCAATACTGTTTCGTGTGATCTTGTCCAAGAGAGTAGGAAGATCCGCAGCAGTATATCTCGTAAGATTGGTCATTATGGTAGCTCCTTTAACAGCGAGTTTGTATTTTGTGGACCCTTTCGGCATCCTTTAGCGTATGAGAAGGAAGTAAATTTACCTCCCTCTCATCGTTATTATATATCAAAGAAAAATAAAAAAAGGGAGTGTGGAACTCCCTACTTAATCATTCGGTTTCCTGAACCTTTCCTTTTTTACCAATATTATATTTTTGCTCTAGTTCCCACTCACCCTTTTCTTTGTGAGGAAGAACCTTAATTTGATTAAGTGGAGCAATATCAGTAATTTTATCTCTATTAACTACTGTAATCAATCCCCAGTCAGCAAGAAGACAAATAATTCTATTACGTCTTTGAATATCATTTACTGTTAGATTGGCATGTTTACCATCTAAAGCAAATAACTCTTTAAAATGCGTAATATAATATCTGCCCTGTTTATGCAGAATGTGGGCACTTTGATACAGTTTCTTTTCTTTTCTCGATGCCACTCCAATACGGGTCAAAGTTTCACGAACTTTAAGAAAGTCATCTGGTTCATTCAGAATAACCTCCACCATCATATCGGGAGACCAGTTTACTTGAGGTTCAATTGTTTGGTTAGTCATTTCGTTCCGCCAGTTTCAAGTCGTTTTCTTATAAAGTCAAGTTGTTGTTTATTTAGAATTTTTAAAGCTTGTAGTGCTTTTTCATTATTAAATCCATAATATTGTTTAACAGATTCTAAATCTTTGACCTTATCTTTTCGGATCCAAGGAGAAAATCTCTTTCTTTTCCTCAGACTATTTAGATAAAAAGAATATTGCATATCTTTATCAAGATGATGATTCATATTCATTTCATTGGCAAAAATAATAGAATCAATCTGACTAGAAAGACATTTATTGATAATATAAGGAGCATATTCCTTAACAATACTTGGGTCTTCTTCTATTAAATTATTCTTTGTAAAATTAATTGAGTTCAACCAGTCCTTCAATTCCATAATTAAAAAGCAACAGTTCCTTTCTTTGTTTTTGCTCTCGCATATAATCACCAACGGAACGCATCGTATAAGTTAAATCAAACTCAGCGGCATTCCAATTTTTGAAGCGATCTTTCACAAGTTGATCTGAATTATAACTGATTAACTGATCCATATCGTTAGAGTCGCAATCAGCAGCAAACTTATCGTGATCAAATCCTTTGTGCATTGATCCCTTACGCCCATAGAGATTATCCTTAATGTCATAAGGAGGATCGAGATACATAAAAGCACCTTTATTTCCATCCATCAGATAATCATAGGAGTAATTAGTTATACGCCAATTTGCAATTAGTTTAGAATACTCTGGCAACTTTTCAATCCCACGCATTGAAAAGTTGGAATTAGATGCTTGTGCAGAAAATGAAGAACTTTCAGTAAGACCACTAAAAGAGCATTTGTTTACAATATAAAATCTAACCGCTCTCTCAAAATTTCCAGTATTTGGAGTGCTTAGAATAGTCTTTGAGATATTAAATAATTCTCTTGCAGATTCTGGATCTGGAGCAGTACTTTTAAAATGAGAAAGATGTTCCTTAAGTTCATCCCCAAACATCTGGAGTTGTTGCCAAAAATTTACCAGAGGTTCATATAAATCATTTACCCAAATATTTAAAGAAGGATATTTCTTTGTAATATAGATGGAAACACTACCACCACCCAAGAATGGTTCACGGAATTCATCATAGTTTCGAAGATCGGGAAAATATGGTCCCATCTTTTCGCAGGCGCGGGACTTGCCGCCAGGATAGCGTAAAGGTGTCTTAAGAGATTTCATCAAACAAGTTCCTCAATTAGTTTCTCTAGAGTTGTTGTAAAATTCCCCTTATCAGATGGAATTACATTAGTCTCAATAAAATGTAAATCACAATAGTCTACATGTGATTTAATAGTCGCGTCAGTAACAACAATATTTTTTTTAACCGCATCCCATGTTGCCCAAGCAACTGACATAGAACCAGTGTCTTTCAGTAGAATATAATCAAATGTTTTTTTAATTTCTCCAGTATTGTTACCTTGAAAATTTTTCAAAATAAACTGTTTGGTTTTTGTTTTACCACGAAACATTCCAACCGTAGACTTATCTTCCCAAGAGAAACCATTTGAACTGTAATAATCCTTTCCATTTTCTTTCATGCCAACATAGGTTAATTGACCCCCACTATGTTTTGCAGTTGAGATTTCTTGAATTTCAGTTCTCAGTCCACGAGTTTGTGGTCGCTTTAGACCATCAGTTGCTCTCACTGTACCAAAAATTTCTTTCCAATTAAAAAGTGAAAAATCAATAGGAGTTGAAAGTTCACAATCAAGCAATTCAGTTAGTTTCATAATCATTTAAATTCACATTCACACATAATTTCAGTTAGTGCTGCCAAAAGATTAATTTCTTGATCGGCAACAAAAGCAATTTGATACTGGTACTTAGCAATAATTAAAACTGCAGCAGGAATAGTAGTTGGGACAAGATGCTGGTAAAGGGCATCATAAACTCTCCGTAAAACAACAGAAGAATCGTTGTCTAAGTTATTAACAACCCACTTTCTAACCTCTGAAAAATTTTTACTCTTCAAGTACTTTATAAGTTCATTGACCGAAATATCCGAAAAAGATGCAAGAATCCCAGAGTCAATTTTACCACTCGTAGAGTACCTCTGGCATTCATTGAGAACTCTTCGGAAGTCTGGAAAATGATTTGAGATCAGTTCTGCAACGACTTTTTGATCATATTCGATGCCCTCCGCATCCAAGATGTTTTGTAAACGCTTGAAGAAGGATCCTGCCAACTGGGTTTTTTGCTTTCCTTTGATTGTGAAGTCGATGACGGCACATCGGGAGTGCAAAGGTTCGATGATTTTGTTTTTGTAGTTGCAGGTGAAGATGAATCGGCAGTTGTTATAAAATGCCTCAATATTTGCCCGTAGTAAGAGTTGTACGTCGTTCCCTGTGTTATCCGCTTCATCGATAATGATGACTTTGTGTTTAGAAGATCCCGTAAGTGAAACGGTCGAAGCGAAGTTCTTTGCTTGGTTCCGTACAGTATCCAAGAAACGCCCTTCGTCGGATCCGTTGATGACATAAAAGTCTGCTCCCAGTTCATTACATAATGCTTTTGCGATTGTAGTTTTACCAATTCCAGGAGGTCCAGCAAGAAGAAGATTCGGAATCTCACCCTTCTCCACAAACTCCTTGAATGTTTTTTTGGTCTCATCAGGAAGAATACAATCATCAATTACTTGAGGACGGTACTTTTCCACAAAAAGAAATTCACTTGTCATAATTTAATTTACCCAATCAGGTTTTCGTTCTGGCATACGAAGATAATTAGATGCAACCCAAGGTTTGGATGCAATGTACATCTTGTAAGCAGTAAAAGTGTCAATAGTTGTATCCAGTTTAAACTCATCTGGCATTGCACGAGTAAAATCCTCAACCATATTATACATCAAAATACTTTTTCCAACTTTTTGGTGAAAAAGTTTTTTTGCTCCAAATAAAGTCTTAGTACAAGAATGAATTTTT